TATTGGTTCATTCTCCTGCTCTCCTGTATGAGTAATCCTATATTGAAACAAGTGAGCTTCAGTTCTTTTAAAAGGAGCTTTGTGAACTGGATTTTTCATTCCATCAACTGTTTCCCAACCTCCTTTTTCTGATAATCTTTTATCAAAACGATACCTAAGTTTACAGTTATCAAGCCTATCACCAGCTATATAAAGTTGTTGGAGGCTTCTTTTCATATAACTTTCTCTATAACCTTTAGCACCCCTGGTCAAGTCGTAAGGATGGCTTATCACGTCAAGAACTATCTGAGAGCCTGGTGTTTGAGCATCTTCATAGCCGTCTTTGTTTCCTTCGTTAGTTTGCCAAATTTCACCATCATCATCACCAAAATAAAGACTAGTAGAATTACTTATAGTTAATAGAGCCATCTTTTTAGCTGGTTCATTAAAGCTCCAAGCCCCTAGCCATCTGTTTGTTTTAGCGTTGAAGACTAGATAACAATGAGTAATGTTAATATCGTGTTCTTCGTTTGAAACAGCCCCGACATAGGCTACATAAAGGTCATTTATAACTCCAGCTACCACAGTTTGACCCGCTGTCATACCATCTATGTAAGGTTGAACTGGTTCTGAAATAATTTGAGGTTCAGCATCAGCCAATGAGTTAAAAGAGTAAAAACCTTTTTTAGAATTTCTTTTCCCATCATTGAAAAATACCATTTGACCTGAAACGACCTGGATACAATCTTTGCTGTTAGCCCCAATGTTATTAGATAAATCTTTGATTCCATTACTCGCTACTGGGGTTATAGTCCTCGAAATTGAGCTATTTTTGAATAAATATAAAGCTCCTCTATATTTTTGACCAGCTATTAATTCTTCCCCATTACCAAGATTTACTGAAACGTTGTTGTTTCTATTCCAGTCGATTACATAATCACCAGAATCGTTTTTTGAAGGGACATTACTCCATAGAATGTCTGACCTATATCCTTCAATTCCTACTAAAAATAAATAATTACCGTATGCCAAAACATCATTTGCTGGTAGTGAAAATTGGACAGTTAAATCAGCATCGATAGTAACTAAAATACTACCAGTTGTGGTTGATAACGCCCCCGCTCCAGCTACTTCATATTTAATTGTAGTAGTATCCACCTCAGTCACAGTAAATGTCCCATTATATTCAGAAGGGGCAAGTCCTGAAACTGTTATTTCGTTCCCAACGACAATTCCATGACCACTCGCAACCGTTAAAGTAACCTCTGGGTCAGAATAGGAAGCGTTAGTTATAGCTACCGTTTGAGAAGTCCCGAGTCCAGCCGAAGAATAACTAATTGTAGTTGTATCGACAGCCGTGACTGTAAAAGTCCCATTATAACCACTCGGAACTAACCCGCTAACGGTAATTGAATCTCCCACTACCACACCATGACCAGCTGGAACTGTCAAGGTAACCGTAGGGTCTGAATAAGCAACCGCCGAAATATCTACTGTATTTAAAAGATTGGTTGTAGACCAAGTTTGACCATCGCTAGAGGTTTTTAGTTCTTGCCCATTGGTGAAAAAACAATAATCAACAAAAGTTTCAAACCTGCCATCGACACTAGGAGTAAATCCTTTCTTGGAAAGTGTCCAACCAGAATCATAATACATAATTTTAGAAAAAGTGGCAGTTCCAGTTGTAGTAGTTAAAGCTCCTAAGCCAGTCTTAGAGTAAACAATTTCAGTAGCTGTCACTGAAGCAACAGTAAAAGTTCCGTTATAACCACTAGGCTCTAAACCTGAAACCACGATAGTATCTCCAGCTACTATCCCATGACCAGAAGCCACAGTTAATGTAACGTCTGGATCTGAATATGAAGCATTAGTGATAGCTACTGTGTCGTTAATAACAGTTAATGGGACTCTTGAGCCATCACTCTTAACAAAATCAAACAATCCTAAAATATCGTTATTATCAACGATTTGTGAACCAAAAAGCTTATAGCCTTTTCTCTTTCTCAAAGAGCCAGGCTGTTTTTCCATATCTGCATTTAAGGCTTTATATAAAGCTGTCGGTTTATTACTTATAATCACTTCTTCATTAAAACCAGACAAAACTTCTTGCCAAATGAATTGTTTGAGCATTATCGTAAGCTTCCTCTGCGACTGCTGGGATAAATCATGTTGGGCTTAAACCCAGTCTCCACAGGAGAAAAGTCCTTATTTTTATGTTTAATTAAACCAATGTCGAATCTTTGAACTAAATTTTGGGCATCTCTTTCTCCTTTTCTCTCTGCTATTCCAGCTCTCAGGAAATCAATATACAAAAAAGACGGGAAAGCCAATTCATCTGAATCCGAGTCTATATGAGTATATTTTTCTGAGTAAAGAACTGTGATTGTTTTAGCTTTATCTGATTCATTGATTAATGGGTAAGTGTATAAATAACCTTCATGAATTGTGACCATTTGAGGTGTCCCAGTTTCTGCCCCTTGCCAAACTTCATCACCTGTGGTGTGAGTCGAATCTATACCAGTCACACCTGATAAAATATTAGTATCCCTGTCATTGTCGGTATAAGCGATAGTATCAGTCCCAATTATGATAGAGCCTTCATCTGGAAAATCAGATGAATCAGTTAATTCAATAGTTGTGTCGGTAGTAGCGACATCATCAGCTAGGGTTGTAGAAACTGCATCTTTAAGCTCTGAAAGAAAAATATCGTAAGTAACAATATCTACTTTTTCACCATCACATTTACCATAAAGTAAATTATGAGCAGTTAATTGTTCTTTTATATAAGAAGAAACGTCATATTTAGTTTGTCCAACAGCGGTTTCAATTGTAACTTCCTTGAACTCCTCTTTCCAATTGACTTTTTCTTCTCTGATTCGTTCATCACATTCATTAACCAAGTCATTTAAGAATTCTTCTGTAATATCAGGGTCATTATCATAGACATTTTGTCTGGACTTAGCCATCTTTTTGACAAATCCTCTAGTTTTTCTGGTGTCTCCAGTATATTTAATTATTTCCCAGAAATCCTGATAATAAGCAGTGGCATCTGAATTATAAAGCTTAGCCTTGGCAAAACCAGTTGAGTTAGTCGTGTCCTCATAAGCAGTAACCAATGATTCTGGATTTATGTCAACCTTAGATAAAGAGGTGTAAGTTCCTCCAACAGTCGTGCTTCTAAAAAAATCTACCTGGTCTGCGTTTATAAGTCTGATTGGAGTCCCTGCTGGATGGTCTTTGGCGACCGCTGCCACTGTCAAAACATTACCAGTAGCACTGGTAAAGGAAACTATTTCAGAATTTTCGTCACCAAACTCTCCAATTAGAATAAATTTATTTGATCCAGTGAAACCTTCGTCTGACAATACAGTTATTGTTGTATCAGAAGCCTCAACAAAATCAGTTATTTGCGAAAATGGGGTTGTGTCATTAATAACCCTTTGATTTTTAAATTTAAGTATCATTTTCTTGAATTATTTAATTATTTTTTCTTACGTTTTTTACGCTTTTTACCACAAGCCATATAATTAAATTATAAACCAATTGCTACCATCTGAGTAAAGATGGACACTTCCATAATCAGAGTTAATCACATTAGTCGCTGAACCATCAATAGTTTCATCACCCTCTGTGTCTATCGTTATATTATTAGTATTAGCATTCCCTCCAGCATCTTTAACTATAATTACCCTACCAGCAACAGTTTGGGCTGAAGGTAAAGTTAAACTGGTAACAGCTCCAGTTCCTGTATAAGTAACATTAAGAATGTAGTCAGTGGTAAGCAAATCATAAGTAGCTGCATTCACTGTGGTTACATTTTGGGAATAACCTATTATAGTTCTGGTAGTTACAGTTCCGCCAACATTGATTTTTGCCATTTTATCTCCAGCGTTTCCTGATTCAGTTCCGTCCGAATACCATTCAACAGATTCTCCTTCAGCTGGGTCATCTGGGTCAGCTGATAATTGAACATGAGTTGAGTCTCCACCAAAAAAGCCTGCTGTTATGTCATATTCATAAATTTTATCGGAACCATTCCCAATTTCATACAGTTTAGTTCCATCGTTATTCCAAGTTATACCTTGAGGAAGGCTGTCTTGAGTGCTAATAAAAGTAGAATAAACAGCGGTGGCGATAGCATATGGAGTAGAAACATTATATTCATAAATTTTATCGGAACCACTCCCAACTTCATATAGTTTAGTTCCATCGTTATTCCAAGCTATACTTTGAGGGACTGCATCTTGAGTGTTAATAAAAGTAGAATAAACAGCAGTAGAAATATCAAATGGAGTAGAAACGTTATATTCATAAATTTTATCGGAACCACTCCCAACTTCATATAGTTTAGTTCCATCGTTATTCCAAGTTATACCTTGAGGGGCTGCATCTTGAGTGTTAATAAAAGTAGAATAAACAGCAGTAGAAATATCAAATGGAGTAGAAACGTTATATTCATAGATTTTATTGGAAGTAAGCCCAACCTCATATAGTTTAGTTCCGTCGTCATTCCAAGCTATACCTGTGGGTTGGGAATCTTGAGTATCAATATTAACTCCTGAATAAACAGCAGTAGAAATATCAAAAGGAGTAGAAACATTATATTCATAAATTTTATCGGAAGTAAGCCCAACCTCATATAGTTTAGTTCCGTCGTCATTCCAAGCTATACCTGTGGGCGTTGCATCTTGAGTATCAATTTGTTTAGAATAAACAGCCCCAGATAAATTATAATTAGCTGGGATTATCCCTTTTTTAATTTTAAAATCCCCTCCGACCACAAGAGCTTTATCAGGGTTGGCTTCACCGACCCCAATATTTTTACCACTCCCATCACTATTATAAATCAAACCATTAACTGTATCTTGCCATGCCAAGTAATCATCAATGTCATCGGATGTGATAACATTTAAAGCCGCTAAATTTTCAGAAGTTAAAAGCAAATCTTTAAGCTTTTGAAGAGTAGCTTTTCTAGTAGCAGGTGAGCCTGAAGGGTCAACTACGACTGCTAAAATATCAGTTAAAGCGACTGATTCAGCAGCGGTTAATTGTGTAAAATCTTTTTTTGCCATTTATTTTTATTACTTATTATTCTAAAAATTCTAAATAATCGCCATCAACAGTGGTCAAATAATCCCCATCAATAGTAATCAATAAATCACCAGATACTCCGTGACTGGCTAAAACTACATTCAAAAGCTTAATTCCAATAGAAATCATTTTTTTATATTAATCTCTTAAAGCTACAATGTTTGTAGCGGTCGTGTCAGTATCTTTAACTTGGATACCATAAACAGGTAAAATAGAACCAGCAGTCAAACCAATGAAAGTGACTTCATCCCCTTCGCTATTAACTACTACTACATTACCGTCTCCACCAATATAAAGAGCTTTAAACTCATCTATGGTGTTAGTGTCATGAGGACTTACATCTGCGAATCTCCTAGCGGAACTAACGCTATAAGGATTCCCTTCCTCATCGTGCAAAATTTCAGTCATTTTTTTTATTATTAATTTTTAAAGACTTAACTCCATTAGCTTTGTAAGTTTCTTCGATTTCTTTTAGCTCTTCTAGGATTTGATATTCCATGACAATCTTCTTTTCTTGCATCATCACGTCAGCGATTGGTTTAGGGACATACTTACCGTCCATCAAAATATGAGCCATAGTGTTGCCATACTCATCGTCCATCATGATTGGGGGTTGGTCTTCTTCAGGAAAGACGTTTCTTTTCCTAAACTCTCTAGCTAATCTTTTTTCTTCATTCCGAAGAATTTTAAGTCGATCAGCTTCTTTAATTTGAAAATCCTCTACTTTTTCTTTGGGAGTTTTTTCCTCCTTAACTTTAGCAGGTTTTTCACCTGTATCTCCTTGAACTGGAGCGTTATCTTCCAATTTCTCTGCTTCTTTTGTTGCTGTTTCCATAAAACTTTTTAATTATTAGGTTTCTGCCCTCCCCTCCTAAAATATGGCATAAACTTCTTTAGTGGTGAGTCGATAGTGACTCACCTAAAAAAAGTCTATCGTTCTTCAATTACTTCTGTTTTTACAACTTTCTTACCATTCATGTAAGTAAGTTTAACTTTTTCGACACCATCTTCGTGAAAATAGTCTCGTAAAATGTCAGTAACAACAGGTTCTTTGACGACTTTTTTAACAGCTTTCTTTTTTCGAGCCATAAATTTATGTTAAAAATTAGCTTGCGACAGAAACGCCAGTAGTGGCGAAAGTAGGAACAGCTCCGTCAACATAAATATTCATAGCAGCTTGAGCCATAACTGTATGGTCTACTGATGTGCAGTCTTTCAAAATTACACAACCTTCAGTTTGAGCAGCCCCAAATCCAACAGCGTGAGCAGGAGTAGCAGCAGACAAAGGATTGTTGTAGAACACTGAGTTCTTAACTAAGAACATTCTCTCAACATCAGTAGCGTTAGCCCCATAGATAGCTACATGCTCAGTTCCTCCAGCTTTTGAAAGGAAGATACAGTCTTGGATATAGTTATCCCGACATTTCTTGCCAGACAAAGTAGCTGATAGCAACATATTTGGTCTAATTTTATTATCAGCAATGATATTAGCACTAGAACCAAAGGTGCAACCGATCCATTGAGCAGAATCTCCATTGTTCAAGACTTCAGCAGCGGCTGTTTCATCCAAATCAGTAGATTTGTAGAATTCGCAGTTAGTATATTTAGCATACTCACCGCCTTCAGCTACACAGTAAAGTCCTTGAGCGACAGTGTTGGCATTCAAGAACTTGATGTTGTGGAATGAATTCCTTACACCAGTGTTTTGCATAGTAGCGATGTCAGTAGCGGTAGTAGTCACCCCTAAGGAAACCTTAGCGTTTTGACCATACATTCTGCCTCCTGAAGCATCTAAACCTACGAAGTGAACTCTGTTCTTAGCGACTGTTAGCATAGAAGTCAACACATGTGTTGAATTACCCATTAAAACAATCACATCATCCTTATTAGTTGTTGCCAAAGAATAAGCTTGAGCAATAGTTTTTACTGGTTCATCAATGTTTAATCCTGAATTCCCGTCACTACCATTTCCGTAATCAACGAAAATGTATTTACCAGGAGTTGCAGGCAAATCGCCAGCTGGTAACTGCATTCCGAAAGAAGAAACTCCATTTGGAAAATTAGTTATCATGATTTTTTATTAATTATTAGTGAGCCTTTCGAGCTAAACACCCTACTCAACCCTGTAAGTTTCCGAGCTAAAGCACCCTTCCACCTACTTACCCTATTCGGGGGGATAGGTCGAACCTATCACCCCCATCAAGGTATTGAAATATGCTAGCTTGAGTAAGCAGCATTATCTCCCTTAGATCCCCAAACACCTCTCCAGTTTTTGAAACCTACCTGCCATCTAGCAGATACGTCATAGATAGTGTTTTTGTTCTTGTTGTCTACGTATACTCGGCTTTTTACTCCTTGTCGTTGATAGAAGATAAAAGGAGAGTATAGAGAATCAACTAAGAACCATTGAGTATCGCTACCTCCGTTTTGACTGTTAATCCACTTAGTAGACACAACTGTAACAGTTCCATCATAAATATTGATGTCATTGTTAGCAGTAGAAGGTCGTTTAGTAGAGTTAGTCAAAATGTAAGCAGTTTTTTCCAATGAATCGGGAACAATCAACATCAATCGTCCACTTCCAATAGCCATTGGCATACCTCGATCGTCTAACTGTCTTCGAATAGCTTGTTTAGCTACTTCCAAGTTAGTTTCAGACAAAGGTAGTCCAGTAGCAGAAGCGTTAGATTGAGCAGTTCCACCATCTTTTCTAGGATGTCCTGTTGAACAAAGTGGTTTTCCGTCAGAATAATAGGTTATATCAGAAGGTAAACTAGCCTGAGCAGTAAAAGCGTAATTTAATACACTGAACGCACTTCGATCAAACTCCATTTTGAAACCAATATGTAAGTCACGAGCTTCATCAAATTTGTCCTGTAACTCTTTGTCACGGTCATCTTTGAATTCCTCAGTGATTTCAACACCATTGGTTTTTTTGATGAATTTGAAGACAGTTTTGTATCCAGGAAGTCTGGAGTCCATAGCGTAGTCTTCACCTTCATCCGTAAGTCGGGGGTAACCTACACCAGTTTTGCTGGTTAAGGTTTCTTCAGCTTTGTCAGATTTCTTTTGCTTAAACAGAGCAGTAGCTTTGTTAGCTTCAACCCCTAAAGCAGATTCAATTCCCAAAGAGTAAGCCATTTCCGCTTGATTGTAAGCTTCCACGAACTTTGCTCCTGTTCCTTTAATCCAACTTTCGCCCCAACTTGAACGTAATTCTACATTCATAGTCTAAAAAAATTAAAAATTATATTTCAAGGATTATTATTCCTTTACACCTTCCATCTCACTCATAGATAGGCAAACCATTAAACGAGTTGAATCGTTAGGGTCTACACCAATAGAGTAGAAGTTGGCAGGAGTTCCGATAGTTCTAGTAGCAGTTGTTTCTAGTAATTCTCCATATTCAGAACCAGCAGAATTAATATCTAATCTAGCACCGAATAAATCAGAATCATTAGTAGTTCCCAAAGTTCCTTCTACTTCAGCAGAGTAGATAGTAAATCGAGAAACATCAACAAACGCATAGTAACCATCAGAGTTGGTAGCATCAGTAGTTACAGTTCTTACATCATTACCACTAGCAGTTCCAGCTACAACAGCAGGAGCAGGTAGGGCATTACCTTTAGAATCAGCGAAAGAAGCGATAACTCCTAATAGAGGTTGAGCAGCAGTTCCCAAAGTAAGAACGCCATTTTGGTATCCCTCAACTGCATCTCCTACTTCGAAAGTTTGAGATACACCAAGTTTTACCAAAAGTAGCTTTCGCCCAACTCCACCAATAGTTCCAGCATACTTTAACATAGTATTATTAATTAACTAATTATTACCATTCTAAGCTAAGAAGCCCATCTTTTTCCATTTGCTTCATAGTTTTAATGGTTTCCTCATCCACTCCAGTTCCTTCCATAATCTTTCGATCTAAGTCGGTTAAATCACCTTCTTTTTCAGGAACTTTAGAGCTTCCTCCTTGATTACCAGCTTGAGTAGCCATTTCTCGTTTCCTAATCTCAATCTGTTGTCGAGAAACATCTTCCCCGCTAATAATCCTGTGAGCTTTTTCCAAGTCAGTATAATAATCCCCACTTGGTTTCACAGACGAATCAAGTTCTTCAAGGAGTTCTACCCATTTTTCTTGGTCTGATAGATACTCAGGGTGAGCATCATAGAAATCAGCACGGGCTTTCTTCCTTTCAATCTTCATTCGATTACTCTCGGATTCGACAAAAGGTTTAATCTTTTCATCCACAAGACTCTTGATGTAATCAGGGTCGTATGACTTTTCTTTTTTAATCTTGCCATCATCTTCTTCATCATCTTTCCAAAAATCGTCCTCATCATCTTCCTCTTCCTTCTTAGAGGAAGGAGTTTGATTAGGAGTCTTCTTTTTGGCTAACTCTTCCAACTTCTTCTTCTCTTCTTCAAGTTCTCTGGCTCTAGCTTCCGCCTCACGAGCTTTTCTGAGAGCTTGATTATACTTATTATGGTCGAGTTCATCGCCTTGTTTAGCGAAACCTTCTTGTCCCTCCTTGTTTTTGTCCTCGCCCTTTTGGGTGTCTTCGGACTGTTTTTTTTCTTTCATAAATTTTTGCCTACCTGTTTTGTTACTGCTGGTGGCTTCCAGCGATGGCTTTAATTATTAATATTTAACTTTCCTATTTTTATCTCCAACTACCTTTTTCTGTCTTTTCTCTTCAGCCGCCTTTTTCTTAGGTGACTTTTCTTCGAATTTTTCCGCTAAGGTAATAAATGAATAAATAGACCCCTTTAATGATTCATCTTTAGTATAAAGGTATTTATTCTTGTAAGCATTGGCAATTTGCCTTAAAAATGCTCCAAACTTCTTAGTTTCTGGACGTTTAGCCATGAAACTGAACATCTTCTCAACTTCTTTTTCATTCAATTTCTTGTAAGCTTTGGGTTCATAGAACCTAAAGAACAAGTTCAATAGAATTTTTCTCATCTTAATTCTGGTAGTCCTGGTATCCCTCCACCTGGGGCTGGCTGTTCCTTAGGGTTCATGCCACCTCCTGGCTGACTGCTTAATTGCTTAAATGCCTCATCTAAGTTCGATAGCTTAGAGTTGCCAGCGACCTCTTCTGGCTTAGGCTTTATATAAAATCTATCTGGGTCTAATCCTAATCTTACGATAAAATTAATAGTAGATTCATCAGCATCAATTAATGGATTGTTTTTAGATTCTTCTAACAAAGCCATAGCTACATTTAATAATTCCTGTCTGGTAGTAGGAGGTTCAACATCCTTATTTAAACGAACAATATACTTAGCCTCACACATTTCATCATTAACTTTAACCCAAAATGGCTTAGCCCCAGGTCTGTCAACTAGAATTTCTCGATTAACTGGAACTTTCTTGTTGTTGCCATTTCGATCCTTAACTGGATTACCATATTTATCCTTGAGAACTGTATATTGGATAGGGTCTTTATAGAACTGACAAATATTTTCAACTCTTAGTTCAGCTCGTTTAAATAGTAAATGTTCAATAAATACTTTAAAATTACCAGACAACTTTTTAGCGTTTTCGTCAAGGATAACTGCTTCTTTGGCAGTCTTTTTCCCTGAATGAACTCCCATGGTGTTAGCTCCAATAGCAGTGTTAATGTCTGATTTCTTATCTAACCATTCTAATACCTGGAAAGTAGACTGTTGAGTTCCTGAAATATCCATTTCTTTAGCTTGATTGACATCACCTGTCATTCTGAAAGTCTTGCCAGGGAACATTTGATAAGAATCAATTTCTGCTCCATCTCCCAGCAAGATTGGTTTATGTATAGAAAGAACTTCTTGATCGACAGTCATTCGGAGTAAGGCATTAATAGTGTCTTGTTCACCAGCCATTAAATCAGGCATAGCCTTACCATAGAACAAATTCTCATCAGCTGGTTCAAAGACTGTCTTCACGAAAGGCAACTTCTTATGATTGAAAGGCAAAGGACAAATTTCATCATCATCCTGTGGATTCAACCAAACTCCATTAGCTATCATGATAAATTCGTCCAAGTCTTCGTTGTAATACTTCATTACCTCAATAATATCCTTACGGTCATCTCCGATACTCTTATATTCATCTTCATCAAGAGAATCATTATAAATACCTGGTTTAACATACTTAGCTTCCTCATAACCACCAAACTCGTTATCGAAACTATCCTTGTTGTAATATTTAACTACGATACAGTCATGTTCTATCTCTGGAGAATGTTCATTAGAATAGAAGTTCAAAATAGGCACAATATCCCCATAGACATGACCACAGCCACCTTCAATTATACTTCGTTTCTTAACTTTAGCTTTACCTGTCTCGTGGTTGAAACCGATAATATCTTTAACTTCCTTCTTTTTTTCTTGGTAACCTTCTTCTACGATGACAGTGCCTTTAACCGCAGCTGATAAAGTCTGTAAATACAACTTATAGAAACCTTCCTCCACTTTATGACTGTCTTCAAAGACTAATCTCATATCAGAGGCTCTTTTATTATCAAGTTCAGTCGCTCCATAGACATTGATGTAAGGTCTGGATGAAGAAATATTAGCCACGATTGCTTTAACTTTAGCTCTAGTTTTTTGATCGAAGATTAGAGATTGCCAATCTTCCTTAGTTTGTCTAATAGAATCTGGGACAATACCGTTATAAGCATCTACGTTGTCCTTAATGTAGGTTGCTAAAGTTCTACCATCAAATTCACGTCTAGGTTTGTCCCGTTCAGTCCGCATTTCATCGAAACGATGCAAGACACGGCTAATTACCTGTTCTTGTTTTTCTGATGGTTTATACTCATTTTGTTCCTCCATTTTAATAACTTACTTGATTATGGCACTCTCTGACTCGTGACCACTTATTATATTCTTTTTTAACTTCTTGGCGGGCAGGAGTGACCATCTGAATTGAACTAGCTAGTGCATCTATGACATCATCTGTCGCTCCTCTAGGGAATCTTAGTAATTCAGCTTCTAAGACTTTAGTATTAGGGTCTTTCTCCTTATGATAGACATTTCCAATCGCATATCTAGGTTGCAATCCTTTGATTTTACGTTCTTTGTCGGTGTCAGCTTTAATTTCTTGAATTCTCATAGACCTAACGATGGAATTTGCCCTCTTTTTTTCTTCTTCAATGAAATATACTAATGATTTCTGATAAGCAACCGTCTCGATACCTACTTTCTCAGGTTGCCAGCGTTCATACATAGCAAATAGGGCTTTAATAGTTTCAATCGGGGTCATACGCTCTCTGATAATCTCTACCACATACATTTGATTGAGATTATTGATTAAGACTGCAACCAAGGCAGTGAAATCAGCAGTTTCTTTTTTAGAGATAGCAGGGTCAACCATAATGTAGAACTTGTGAGGTTTCTTCATAATAGACTCCTTTAACTGGAAGTCATTGAAATATCTGAACATTTCTCTTCTGAAAATCTGGTCTTCCTCTGATACAGGCTCATTAAAATATTCCTGATAGAAAGCTGCATCTGATTTCCCTTCAATCGCCATGTCCTTCCTTTTCTGCTCAAGTTTCTCAACAGTCCAGTTAGAAGCCCATAACAATCTACGTTGATTGTCCCAAGCCCTGTAAACATCACCATTGTGAGAGTCTATCAAAGTCTGTAAGAGAGAATCATCATGTAAAATAGTCCCAAACATTTTAATAGTCCCTGTTTCGTTCTCAACAGCAGGAATAATTCCTCGAGTGTAGTTTTGCAAATATTTCAATCGTTGATCTGGATTATCAATATGTTCATCGCTCTCCACATCGTCCAGAATAATTCTAGTAGGTCGAGTATGACGTGATTTCAATCCTCGAATAGGGGCATCGAAACCTTTAGCTCTCAATCTAACTCCATTAATGAAGAAGTCTCCAGTAGAATCTTTCATCTTAGAGCCATCTTCCTTTAATCTAGGAGAGACCTTAGTAATATCACCATAGACCGCTAGAATATTGTCGTTATACTTAAATTCATCTCTCAAAGCCTCCAGAACTTCAGATGCCTCATTAAATGACTTCTCAATCACCACAATGAACTCATCTAGTCCCAATACACAGGAAAACGATATACACAACTGAGTAATAGTAGTTTTACCAAAACCACGAGGACAGGCAGTATATTCATTTTTATTTGAAAAGAACTTCTCTATTAAATCGTAATGGAAACCAGGGGTCTCCTTACTAAAATATCTTGGCAAAAAAGTATGTCCCCATTGAATACACTTAATTACCAGTTCCTCCATATCATTAACGTCCTTGAAATAGTCGATTAATGCTACATGATTATCCTCCGAGAGTATTTCTTGCAACTGCTTCTCCAAATACTCTTGTTTAAGTGTTTTTGCCATACTTTATTTTACTCTTACCTGCAATAGCCGTAACATCTCTTTCAGTGAACTGCTTAACTTTATCTCGCAACTTAAATCGCTCTTCTTCAGGCATCCTAGCACCAGTAGGGTTCACATTAAGGTCTAGTTTCTCCTCAAAACCACCTCTCATAGCCTTCAGCAAGAACATATTAAAAATTGGATTATTCTTCTTATTACCCATTTCCTCGTGAAATAGTCCGATAAGACCACGAAACATCTCAGCAGGCTTCTTATAAACATCAGACACATAATTGACCTCATTAACACTGCTCTTCTGTTCCATCCTTAATATTTGGTCGCTACTAATCCCCAAAAACAAAGACAAACCACTTACTGTAAAACCACGATTATGTTTAATAGCGAACCTGAAATATCTCATACCTTTCTTCACAAATTCTTCCACAGACAACCTACTATTAGTCTTAACATAGTTCTTAACCTTGTCGGTCTTCAAATATTCCTTCAATTCGTCCTCCACCATCCCCAGAAACTCTTCCCAATACTCATAATCCCTAACTAAGGGAACATTCTTCACGGGAGATTTCCGCTGCTTCTTATCCTTACCTCTTTTACCAACACCTTTCTTTTTTACAGGCATAGTATTAAAGACTTATCATTTAGTTTACCGTTTTTGTTAAATTTTTTTTTGGCTTATTTAAGGCTTTTTGTATCAAAATTCTCGGGAAAACACTTTTAAGAATTTTACATCGATAAAGCACAAATTTGAATATGTCACAATTTGGTCACAATTTTGTGACATCCTCTAATTTAAGCTTAGTTGTCGTATTTTTTTGGCTTTTTGATTTTTTGAAAATTTTGGGGAAGAATTGACTAATTCATTAATTCCCATTATAAACTACTTTCAATTTAGTGTCAAAATTCTCGGGAAAACACTTTTACATTTTTTAGCCTTTTTGGCTTATTTGCGGGGAAAAACGAGAAAATGGCTTTGAGCTTTAGAGAGGGGAGAGGGGGCGGGAGGGGATAAGTAACTTTATTTGATTGAACGGGGGTGGGGGTGATGGTCGGTTTATGTCGCACAATCTACATTGTGCATCATACTAAAACCCTTAAATAAGCCTAAAATCAACAATCAACGAAGGTTATCATCATCACACACAATATATAGTGGTGTTATAGTGTATAAATAAAACAAAAAACCGCCTTACTCTTACAAGGCGGTTAGTTCCCCAACTAACCATTGGCGGTTTTAAGCTCTCTTTCTGTTTGATGTTAAATAAGCCAAAATCTAACAACTAACTAACCCAATTAAAACACAATAAAAACATTTGTCAAGTCTTTTTTATGGTCTAAATCGTTTGGCTCTTGATAGATAATTTTACCTATTTTACTTATTTCCCCCACCCTTTCCCTTAAAACACCCAATCAACCATACCCTTAACAAATTTAAACCCCTTTAAATCCAATCACAAGCCCTCGTTTAAAGGCAAATCAAACAAATTATAGTCAATCATACAATTTTATAATTACTTAACTATTATCTTAATGTAAAACTCTTTAATATAAAGTAGTTTATATTAAAGATTGAAGTCATACATTTATTATTATTTGGCGGAAACAAAAAAACCACTTAATAAATAGTGGTTCTTTTGTTCATTGGCATTATTCATAATCAATGTAATCTTCAAGTCCTAAATTTAAAGCCATTTCATACTCATCAAGGCTTAATTCAATATTGTCAATGCTTGGTTCTTTTTCCATTGGTGATTAAATTACTGTTTAAATCTTTGGTTCTTGTTGATAATCTTTAAAACATCATCTTTTGTTATCGGGTAGTCTTTAAATACCGTCATCATTTCATTAAAATCTGAAGTATACAAATTAAACTCTCGGTCTATTAACTCCCTTTCGATTATCTTAGTTTTACCGTTTTCTTTTAAATCTAACTTTATCCCCTCGGTTATAATGTTATCAAGTTTTTTAGTTAAACTTTTAACATTCTTTTCTGGACATAATAAGCCCGCCCCTAAATTGACATATTTTAAGCCGTCAATTTTGCTTTTGTTAAATTGCTCATCACTAAAAGCAAAAAAAGCATTGTTATCTTTAAAAGCCTTTGTCAAACTTTTATCAATATAATCATTTAAACTTTTCATTGGTGTTATTTAATAATTATTAAATTGTCAAAAAACTATTATATTTTGATAATAGCACATAGTCAAATTATTGTCAAGAGAATTTTAATTTTTGTCTTTTTTCGGATCGGTTTTAATCTCAATTTCAACGCCCTTAAAGATATATTTTATACGCTCAACAC